GGATGGCTGGCTCCTTGCGGCCCCACCCCTCCAAGCCTGTGGCGCTTTTAATCGCGGAGTAGTGTCTGCGATTTCTGCACAGTTTCTCTACTTGATGTTAACTGTGCTAGGTGACAGGTTCCGGTTCCGGTTCTGTCTCCTTCTGAGGCTCTTTGTGAGCCTCTTTCTCCGGTTCCGGGTCCTCCCGGGCCGGGTTGAGGAGGTTTCGGTGCTCTAGAGCTCCTTCCTCCGTTTGAACGTGTGCCAGGTAGTTGGTCACATCGTTCTTGTAGTGTTTTCGGATGCTGCTTGGCAGCTCCGCGAACACGGTTTCTTGTTCCGTCACCAGTTCCATCGCTTTTTCGAAGTCGGCTCCGCTTACGTTGCCGTAGCGTCCTTGGTGGCGGTTTACGTGGTCTACGAGACCCGTTTTCTGATATTTCCCGACGATATAGTTGATGTTGCACGTTTTGGCGTGGTGTTGTTCGGTCACGGTTTTCCCGCATTTCGGGTGTACCTGGCGAACTCTTTTGGTTGTGTCTCTGACTGGCATTATCTGTTCCTCTCGCGGAAGCGTTTTACTTTGTCGATGTTTTCAATGGCCCATTGGAGTCGTTGTGCGTCGTCCATGTTTTTTGGCAAGTCCATGTGTTTTGTCTGGTCAATGAGCATTTGCCACAGTTGACCGGCTTTGCCTCCGGCTTTCCATTCCGTGTTTGCTTTCTGTACGGCCTCGCTTAGGTCGGGGGCTCCCCCGGGCTCCCCCGGGCCGTCTACTCCGCCGGGCATCCACTCTATTTTTTCGATGACCTCGCCCGCGTCTTGTATGAAGCGGTCGAGCATCCCTACGGGTTCTACTGGTGTGTTGTCGCCGGTTCCTTGTACTTTTCCGGTGACCCAGTCCACGAGCTCGCCGAGTTTCGCTCCCACTGACGCGGCTCCGCCCAGTGCGTTTGTCCTGGCGTTCAGGTTTTTCGCTTGGGCGATCTGTAACGCTGTGTTTGCGGCTATGTTTGCGGCGGCTTGTACGCCTTGCTGCAGTGGCGCTTTCTCGTTTTGCATCGTCGCGATGTTTCCTGCCGGCGTGCTGGCAGGTTTCCCTAGGGCCAGTATTCTGTTTAGGCCCGCTGCTTCCAAGTCTTTTGCGCTCCGCTGGTAAGCGGTGTTGCTCATGCGTTCTTGGAATGCTCTGTTCTCCCTTGCGATTTGCAGGTTCGCCTTGTTGGCGCTTGTTTGTCCGCTCATCCCGAACAGTCCGCCCAGGACGTTCGCTCCTGCTCCTATGCCTGCTGAGGCTAAGATGGCTGTTGCTGGATCCATTTTGTTTTCTCCGTGACCGGGTCAGGGCGATAATTGTTCCGGTCCGCGTAGCGTGCGGTCCGGGTTGATAGTCGCCCTTTCCCGGTAACTAGTTAGAAGTGATCAATGTATCCCGGTACGCTGTAAACAGGCATTGGCCTCGCGGCTTTTATGTCTACCCATGAATCCATCAGGAATTCTGGTTCGTCCTGGACAGCGATTGTTCGGGCTATTGGCGGCTGATCTTTTATGAATTCGTCGTTCAGACTTGGTTTTGTGGCTCCGAAGTCTAGGGCGTAATGCCATGCGTCCAGCGGTGCTGACGCGTCGCTTCGGAAAGCTCCTGTGATATGTCCCATCGACGATCTGTACTCGCTCCAGCGTTCTTGGTAGCCCCAGACCTCCTCGTCCGTGCTTGCGACCGCGAAATAGACCTCCTTATTGAGGACAGGCTGTTCCCCTAGGGCCTGCAAGGCCGGCCAGTAAATATCGTACTTCGTCTGGCGGCTCCAATGTCGGTCTATTTTGTTTTGGAAGTTGAGGTCCGCGCGGACGCTTACCATGCCTATGATATATCCGTGCTCTACGAATGATTTCGTGAAGCCGTGGCGGTTGATGATTCCCTGTCCGTATGCCGCGAGGTTGCCTTGCGGCGTTGGTGTGTAGTCGGTCGCTCCCGGCGATCCTGACGTTTGTGGCACTGTGTTCATCTGCACGGGTGATGTTCCTACCGCTAGCAGTTCAGGCCTCTGGAGACGCGAGTCGGGACTTGTAACTTGAAAGTGACTCTTGAGAATTTCGGTGTACCTGGTTCCCCCTCTTGCATCGCGCTCGAGCAGTTTTTGCATTTGGAATGCTTCGCGCCAGTCGTTAATTGTTGCGCCGGTCGCGTTTGTTAGGTCGGCGATGAGTTTTTTGCCGTCTGATCCGGCTACGTCGTAAGCGACGTTTTGGCCAGTCAGCATATGGTAACGGTTGACACCCGAATCCTCGTCGAATGACAGGATGTTTAGTCCTCCGGTTCCGTTGTCTCGTCCGATTACTTCGGCGGTTGTCCCGATCGGTATTGACACGCCCGGTCCTTTTTGCGGCCACGGCAAGCTGCTCGTTATGTAATTTTTCCGCTTTCCTCTGTTTTGTACTACGAAGTCTCCCAGTGCATCCGGCCCGTCGTCTTTCGGGACCGGTATTGAGTCTTGTAGGTTTTCGTCTCGGAACCATTCGTTAAAACAGAGGTTGTATCCACGCATGGGCAGTGAGTTGACCGCGATTTGTGATTTAAGCGGTAGTCCCATGTAGTCGTAGATAGAGTACGCCGTTGGTGGCGTTGTTGGTGCTGTTACTTGAGGTATGAGGTAGTCCGTCGAGTCGTCCGGGTTGTCTTGTTCCCCCATGAATCTCTGCCAGTTGTCCCATACGAGTCTGTTTGGTACGAAGAACCAAAAGCTCGTGAGGTGCAGGTTGTCCATTGTTGGATAGAGCGGAGTCGCCAAGCGCACCAGTGCTGTAAGGCGAAGTTTGAAACTGTCTCCTGGTAGTACTTCGATTGGCGGCAATGGAATTAACTTTCCGCCGTCGAATGTCGTTTTGTATGGGAAGCTAAGGTCGAATGTCGACCTGTTCATGCTGACCTGTGGCGCTAAGCTGTAATGCTTAGGACTTGGTCGTTTCGGCGCTCTGCTCATGGTTGTAATCCCTTGCGTGTGCGAGTTTTATTAGTTCTTCCGGTTGGAGTGATCCTGTGTCGTCGTCCCATGATCCGACCCTGTATAGGATGAAGTCGTCGGGATATCTGTTCACGTTTGTATTTTTGTCCTGGGCGAGTTGTCCGAACTCGCGCATTGCGGCCGCGTTTGTCGGTGCCGTGAATGTGTTGTTGTATGTTTCTGTTGCTGCGTCTCTGACGCTAAATAGTCCGTGTTTCATTTTCGAGGTTCCTTGCTAGTGTGTTTAATTTGGCTTTTGCTACTTTTTCTCGTACTTTTAGTCGTTTGCCTGTGTTGTTTGCATGGTGCTTTCTTGCTTCTCGCTTTCGGCCTTCTTTGATTATTGCCAGGTCGAGCTCGTTGTGTCGCTCGAGGAGTTTGTCGTAGTACCTTGGGATTTGTTTTTTCTTGCCCTGGACAGTGATGTAATCGCTTGGGAAGCAATCGTCTTTATACTCTGAAAACCATGTCTCTCCGATCCCGGGTTTAAGGGACATAGTCGCGTATTCTGGTTGTAGTTCGACCTCCAAGTCTGTGGCGAGTATTCGCCAGTAGTGATCTTTTGCTTGGTCGCCTGTTTGTTTTTTTGTGACGTACCGCGCGCAGTAGGCTGCACTTTCCCATGTAACGGCCCCGATGGTGCTGAATCCGAAGGGCCATATTTTTTCCAGAAGTTCAGATGTGTATGAACGTATTCCGTCTTTCTCGCTCCATAGCGTTTTGTCTGGGAAGTCATAGCCGAATATCAGCGCGTGGTAGTGCGGTCTCTGTAGTTTTTCTCCGTACTCTCCGCAATGGAAGTATCGTATTTTTGTTTTCGTGCGCTCTCTTAGGCGCTTCATGAATTTTTGGAAGTGTTCTTTGTTGAGGCTCCCGTCCCATGGGAGATTCTCGTCGCTGTACGTCAGCGTTATGAAGCAGTTTTCCTCGTGCATGCTGCTTTCGTGTAGGCATCTTGTTGCCCACATTTGTGATTTGTCGAGGCGGCATCCGATGCATTGCCCGCAGGGGAGCTGTATCGACAATGGATGCGACCTCGAAGGTGTGAACACGACCGCGCCCCCCGCGGGACTTTGCCAGGCGTTTAACGGTCGATAGCATGGCATCTAGAGTCGCCATCCGCCTCGCTGCGGTGCTGATCTGACGTTCTTTTTGTGGACCTTTTGGGCCCCTTTGCGGAACATCTTCTTGCTTCGTTTCTTGCCGAGTTTTCTGCGTCTGCGCATATTTCCGTCTCCTGGTTAACCAGTATTTGGCAGCTGGACACTGCGCATATTAGCGCGAAAGCTGCCCCTATTTTGGCATTTCTGCCTTTTTTTCTTGCCAAACTGTTTTTTTTTTGGCGTTCCACGGCCTGTTCCACACTTATCCACAGGTTATCCACAGGTTACTAACAGTTTGGTAGTGCTAGGCTTGGCGGGATGGCTGGCTCCTTGCGGCCC